TTAACAACTGCACTCACTACCTGGCGCAAAAGGCTGACTACCGCCGCAAGCTGGATAACAACAACTTGCCGACGGAAGCGATACAGGACAAAGAGAAGTATCACTTTATGGACGCCGAACGCTATGTGGCCAGCTATATAACACAGCATGGCACATGCGCATTAGAATACTGAGGGGGCCAGCTACCCGAAAGGGCTAGGTATACGGTATGCGGAAGAAGTAGTCCTACGGTACTACTCGCCTCTATACTAGCTGGCATAATTAAGGGGGCAAGCGTGGTTATAAACAGAAAAGAACCACCGCCCGCAACGCCTGAAATTATGCCGACCGTGCGCTTTTCTAAGGCCGAAGTGATAGGCTATTCAGCGGCATTGGTTGGCACTTGGGTTTGTATATTCTTATTTTTGGGGGCTTAATATGGCAAAGGAAAACTTGCTAGGCCGCTTATGGAACCGCTTTATTGGCTACCGCTTGGGCCATGGCGCATATATGAGCCACATGGATATAGCGCCCGAATGGAACTATGAGCAATACCTTGCCGTGTACGGGCAAGTGGGCTGGCTGTTCGGTGTGGTTAGCCTGATAGCGTCCAGCGTGGCCGAGGTGCCGTGGAAGCTGACGCGCACCAAGAACGGTGAAACCAAAGAACTAGATGACCACCCGCTATTGGATATGTGGGCCTATGTTAACCCGTTTCAAACCAAGTATCAGTTTGTGGAACTGTTACAGATGTACCTATCATTGGTAGGCGAAGCGTTTATAATACTCAACTTCAATAAGCGCAACCAGCCCGCCGAGATGTGGCTGGCCCCACCACAGTATATGCACATTAGGCCGTCGGCCGAAACCTATATTGAGAAGTATATCTACAAGCGCGGCAACGAAAGCATGGAATTGGAGATACCCGAAGTTATCCATATCATGTCGCCAAACCCGTTAAACCCGTATAGAGGGTTGGGGGCCGTGCAGAGCTTGTCGGTGGACTTGGATTGCGAACGCTTTGCGGCCCGCTACAACCAACGGGTATTCTACAACGACGCTACCCCCAGCATGCTAATTGAATACCCCGAACTGCCTCCAGCACCAGAACGTAAGGACATAATTGATAGCTGGAATAAGCAGTACAGGGGTTGGGCCAACGCCCGCAAGACGGGCTTTCTGTGGGGTGGTGCTAAGGCTAACATGGTGACCATGTCAAATAAGGACATGGAATACTGGAAACTTCGCCAGCTAACCCCCGACATAGTGCTGGGGGCCTACCATGTACCGAAGTCTATAATGGGCATGGCCGAAGTGGGTAGCAGGGCCCGTGCCGAAGCCGACGAGTATATCTACTCTAAGCGCGTGGTGAAGCCGAACTGCCAACGAATATGCGAAGCGCTTAACGAACAACTGGTGCCGCTGTTTGGCGACGACAGCTTGAAGATGGGCTACGAAAACCCCGTACCACAGAACCGACAAGCTATGGTTACCGAGGCCAAAGACTTGGTACCCGCTGGGGTGCTGACCCGTGAGGAAGCCCGCGAAATGCTGGGCTATGACCGAGAGGCCGATGGCACGTTCTTGGTGCCCATGAGCTTGCTGGAAGTGCCCGCCAAGACCTTTAGCGGTGGAACGGTTACCAAAGGGGTGGACATTAAGGAACTGGCATGGCGCAAGTATGTGATAAGGAACGACGAATACGAACAGAAGTTCAAAGCCGACTTCCACAAGGTATGGAATGAACAGATGGCTACCGTGCTGGGCAACTTGGAAGCGGGAAGCGGTGACATAGACGCCATACTGTTTGACGAAGATATTGAGGCTGAACGGTTTGCCAAGGGGCTGGAACCAGTAATGACCGAAACATTCACCGCCGCGGCCGAAGCCACACAGCGTGAGGTAGACGAAAAGAAGGGCAAGGGGCTACCTGTAGCAAAGATTGAGGGAGTGCTAAACCAACTGGCCTTAGAGTGGCTAAAGACTCGTAGCCTAAAGATGGCCACAATGGTAAACGGCACTACCCGTACACAATTACGCAAGGTGTTGGCCGCCGAGTTTGAGGAAGGCCACAGCATACCAAAGGCCGAACGGGCCATACGCAAATACTACCGTGACGGGTTTGAAAAGCGGGCCCGCATGGTAGCCCGCACCGAGATTATAGGGGCCAGTAACGAGGGTTCGCTACAAACCTATGAAGCCAACCATATAGAACGGAGTGAGTTTTACTGCGCGTTAGATGAAAGGACCTGTGAGGAATGTATGGGCTTACATGGCAACGTATACCCTACAGCCGAGGCCCATGGCATGATACCCGTTCACCCTGACTGTAGATGCACGTTTATCCCAGTAATATAAGGGGGTGACTATGGCTGGTGAACTTGACCGCGCCATTGACCAAATGCTTACAAGTGCGCGGTGCTTAGAAGCCCAGCTAGAAGCCGCCAAGCTGTCTATTGAAAGTGCTGAACAGCAATTAGAACTGTTACGGCAAAACGCAAGGCTATTAAAGGGTTTAACATACAAAGTCAATGAGGGGGTAAACCATGACTGAGAAGATTATGGAACGGGCAATACTAACATGCGCGGTTAAGGAAACAGACGATAGCCGCGTGCTAGTATTTGACGGTTCAACCGAGGGCATAGACCGTATGGACGAAGCCATTAACGCCGACGGCTGGGAACTGGCCAATTATGAAAAGAACCCCGTGTTCTTGTGGGCCCATGATTATAGCATGCCGCCCATAGGCCGTTCGGTGAAGACTTGGATTGATAAGCGGGTTCATAGGTTAAAGTTCAAGATAGAGTTTGCCGACGCTGAAACATACCCGTTCGCCGACACCATATACCGTCTATTTAAGGGCGGGTTTATGAACGCGGTTAGCGTGGGCTTTATACCGCTGGAAGTTGAAGACCGCGACGACGACAAGGACAAGAAAGGGAAGAAAGCCAAGCAACCCCGCCGCCGCTACATACGGCAGGAACTATTAGAGCTTTCGGCCGCGCCAGTGCCAGCTAACCCCGAAGCGTTACAGAACGCCGTTACCGCTGGCGTTATCACAAGTAAGGAAAAGGGCTTATGGGATAGCGAGGGGGTGCCGACCGTTATTGATAAACTGGTAGCCGAGACAGAACGGTTGCGGATAGCGGCCAGTGAACTTGGTACAATACGGGTTGGCGACGGGCCCGCAATCGCTGACACAGCCCCCATGCGGGATGGCACAGGGGTTGAAGATAACGGCGTGGGGGATTCTACTACCGACGACTTAACCGTGCCAGATTTACAGCTTGACAAGGCCGAGGAAACATACAACTGCGAGTGCATTGATTGTGGCTTCAAGCTGAAAAGCGATAAGCATTGTAAGGACATTAAGTGCCCCGAATGTGGGGGCGATATGCGGCGAGAGGAACGCCCAGCAGGGGGCCGCGCGGCAGAAACCGTAACCATACGGGGCTTGTGGAACAGCCACCAGAGGGCGGCCACCAGCCAAGAAGAACTGATTGACGAAATAGAATACCTCACCACCCAGCTTGACGCGGCTGGCATCAGCACCGATGCTACCCCGCCAGCATGGGAACTGGTACGCACACTATTGCGCTTAACGGGCGGCGACATGCCCGACGATATAGCCACTACATTGGCGGCACCGCCAGAACCACTATCCGCCATTGATATTGGCAAGGACGCCACCGCCACCATAATTGAGGCGGTGCGCGACGGATTACGCACAGCATTAAGCATACCCAAATAAACAAAGGGGGTTTAACATACTATGTTAAACGAGGAACAAACCGAAGATGTTAAGAAGATAGCCACTGAAGTTGCCGCCGAAGTGGGCAAGGCTATTGCAACCGAGCTTGACGCGTCACAGATTACGCGCAAGTTCAACGCGGGTATAGGGGCCGAGGAAACTACCAGCCCTGTAACCGTTACCAGTTCACCAGAGGAAAAGCTGATGGACGACCCGAATGGCGGGTTTGTTAGCTTCGCTGAGTTTGCCAGCGCCGTAAGCGGCAAGGGCACGAAGTTCTACGGCAATGGCCACTTGGCCAAGCTACAGGCATGGGAAAGCGCCGTGAGTAAGGTAGCCGCCGCGGGCCACATGAACGAGGGCGACATGAGCCAAGGCGGGTATCTGGTACCCGCGGGTTTTATTGCACAGCTACTCCAAACCAAGTTGGAAACCGCCATTGTGGCTGGCAGGGCGACCCATATACCCGTCAGCACTAACCGAGTGACGATACCCGCCGTGGTAGACGCTGACCATACCACCAACTTCTTCGGTGGTATTATCGTGTACCGCACCGCGGAAAAGGCGGCCAAGACCGCCAGCAAGCCCGCGCTGGGCCAAGTGTCATTGACCCTGCACAAGCTAACGGGCCTGTGCTATGTCAGTGACGAGCTATTGGAAGACAGTCCCATATCCATTGACCCTATCCTGTCCAGCCTGTTTGGGCAGAGCATAGCGTTTGAAGAAGACGACGATTACTTGATGGGCACTGGTGTAGCCCGCCCGCTTGGCGCTTTCAACGCTGGTAACCCCAGCTTGTTAGCACAGGCCGCCGAGGCTGGACAGGCCGCAGATACGATTGTATTCCAGAATATAGTCAACATGTGGTCACGCGTTCACCCCGCTTGCATGCGCAACGCCGTATGGGTAGTCAACAACGAGTGCTTCCCGCAACTGGCTACCATGAGCATGGCTGTTGGCACGGGTGGCATGCCCGTATACATTCCCGCCAACGGCGCCGCTGGCGCACCGTTCGGTACCCTGATGGGCCGACCGTTAATCCTGTCTGAGAAGATGGGCGCGCTGGGTGACCAAGGCGACATTGGCATTGCCGACTTTAGCCAGTACCTTGTGGCTGATAAAGTGGGTGGCAGTGTTAAGGCCGCATCCAGCATACACTTGAAGTTTGACTACGACGAAACCGC